ACTGCGGGTACTGCCCGTGCGCTTACACTTGCTCTTATCGAAGATGGGATGCAAGACGCATGGTCAGACGGCGGAAATCCAAAGATGCTAATTGCATCTGCGACTAACCGTGCAAACTTCTCAGACTTGTCAGCATCTGGCAATCTGGTAAGCAACGATGTCAACATGACTGCGGCTAAGGCAACAACCTATGTAGGTTCAACTTCTGTTTTCCTAACAGACTTTGGCACACTAGATGTTGCTCCATCACGCTTCATGGGCAATGACCGCGTTTTCCTAATTGACCCAGACTTTGCATCACTATGCACACTGTCAGGCCGTAACTTCGCTGAGAACGAAATCGCGGCAACAGGTGACGCAGAAAAGATGCAGTTGATTACTGAGTGGTCACTGAAAGTGCAAGCACCAAAGGCGCACGCTGGAATCTTCGACCTAAACGGTTCGTAAGCTAGCTAATCAAAGAGGGGGGCGGGTGACTGCCCCTCTCACCTTTCAGGAGGAACTATGGACAGAATATTAAAGACAGACCCGCTTACTGGCACTCAGGTCAAAATGAAGCAGGGCAGGCATGGCGGTACTGTTGTTGAACAGAGCCAGACGTTTGACAATCTTTTGAAGATTAACAAGCACATGGCTGACGATTGGCGCTATGGGCAAATGACGGGCACACAGAAGCACATGAGCCATGTGGCGGAAATACCTAATGTGCTGTATAATGAGCTTGTGCAGAAGTTCGGCAAGCCTGCTGATAATCCTAAGGCTTGGAAGCAGTGGCTGAACAATAACGAAAACAGAGTATTCAGAACAGGCGGCGGTCACTTATGAGCATTGGTAATTACGCAGAGTTGCAGGCGGCTGTTGCCAACTTTATGGCACGGAGCGATTTGACTAGCCAGATACCTGACTTTATTCAGATGGCTGAATCACGCATGAGCCGTGAGCTAGAGACACGCGAACAGGAAAAGCGTTCTCAGGCAACGCTGACCGCTGGTGATGAGTACATCTTACTGCCGAATGATTTTCGTGAAGTGCGCGAAGTAAAGATAAACGCCTCACCTACACGGGTGCTAACCTATTACAGCCCATCTGCTCTGGATAGTATGTATTCCTCAAACGGGCAGGGTATGCCAGAGGGTTACAGTATTGTGGGTTTGGAAATGAAGATGCGCCCCATTCCTGATTCTGCGTACACTTCTGAGATTGTTTACATTGGGTCACTGCCAAACATTAGCGCTGTAACAACGCCTATTCTGTTTACCAGAAGCCCCGACTTGTATTTGTACGGTGCGCTGGCAGAGGGTTACGCCTATCTTTTGGACGAGGCGAGAGCCGCGCAGTACGACCAGAAATTCACCCGCATCTTAGAAGAGATTAAGGTGGACGAACAGAGAAGTCATTACGGTACAGGTTCTCTGCAAATTAAATCAGCCTATTCACAGCAAAACGCACAAGCGGAGAGATAAATATGTCTGCAATGAGTGATTACCTAGAGAATGAAATTCTCGACCATATCCTCGGCACTGGTGCTTATACCATGCCGACAACTGTTTATGTTGGCCTGTCCACAGGCTCTTTTAATGACGATAACTCAGGCACAGAGCTTTCTGGCTCTGGCTACGCTCGTCAGACCATTGCCTTCAATGCGGCATCTAACGGCACAGCCGACAATAGCGGCGCGGTGGACTTCCCAGCGGCTACTGGCTCATGGGGTACTGTTAGCCACTTCGGTTTGTTTGACGCTAGCACAGGCGGCAACTTGCTTATTCACGGTGCGCTGACTGCTTCTAAGGCAGTGGCAACAGGTGACATTCTTCGTGTTGCCGCAGGTGACATGGACATCACAGCCGCTTAAAGGGCTAGATAATGGCGAAGGTAGACCAGTTAGATGCTTGGGGTACTGTCGATAGTCTAAACGCTTATGGCACGGTAGATGACTTAGACAACCTTGTAATGCACGAAGCCGCCTCAGCAGTGAGCGCGGCTTTAACTGCATCTGCATCTTTGACGGTTGATAAGCTACACACAGCGCAGGCCGCTGTAGACATTGCGGCAACAGCCACATCTGCTTCTGGCAAGATTATGGAGATTGCGGCATCTGTGACGGCTGTTAATACGGCTGTCGCTTTGTTTGCCAAGGTTAAGCCATTTGAGGCGCTGGTTAATGTGGCCAATACTGCCACTGCTACGCCAACCATTTACAGGCAGGTGGAAGCAACCGCCTCAGCGGCGATTGCAAGCGCACTGAGCGTCAATGCAACGTTTGCGGGTGCATCTGCCGTATCTGGTGCAGTTACCACCTCAGCGCCGTTTACAGCGCAGTACAAGGCAGAAATGTCAGTGCTAATAACCATGACACCCACCGCCACTATGAAGGTGATAGGTGATGATTGGTCTCCAGTGGCGAATGGGGTAGAAGTGTGGACAGATGTAACATTGGGCAATGAAGTGTGGGCTGACGTTACAGTTGGCACAGAAACATGGGTGAACGTATGATACCTTTCGGCGAGTGGATGCCTGACCAACCAGACCATATGAATCAGGGCTTGATTACGGCTACTAACGTGATACCAGCGGCCTCTGGATACCGCAGATTTCGGGACACTGTAGCTATCAGCAACGCCGCTGACGATACCATTCGCGGCATCTTTGCGGTAAAGAACGATGTTGGCGATGTGACGCTGTTTGCGGGTGATAGTGGTAAGCTGTACAAGTACAACACTGGCACAAACAATCTGGACAACGTGAGCAAAGCTGGTGGGTATTCATTGGCTGGGGCAGAGCATTGGCGATTTGTTCAGTTTGGCGATATAGCCATTGCGGCTGGTGGTGTTGGTGAGACATTGCAATATTGGGATGTTAATTCATCTACAGCTTGGGCAGATGTCCCTAATGCCCCCAAGGCAGACTTTCTTGCTGTGGTAAGAGATTTCGTATGGACGGCTAATATTGATGAAGGTTCAGGCCGAAAGCCACTGCGGGTAAAGTGGTCAGGCTTTAGCGATTATGATAGCTGGACGGCTGGCACTGACCAATCAGACTTTCAGGACTTGCCAGATGCGGGTCAGATTACTGGTTTGGTTGGCGGTGAATATGCGACCATCTTGTGCGAAAGAGCTATTTTCCGCGCCACCTATACTGGCCTGCCTTTGGTGTTTCAGTTTGACAGGGTTGAGAATGTTCGCGGCTGTAGATTGGCTGGCACTGTGTGTAACTATGGTCATATGACATTCTACTTAGCCGATAATGGTTTCCATGTGTTTGACGGTCAAAAGGCCACGCCTATTGGCAATGAAAAGGTAGACAAGTTCTTTGAGGCTGACTTCAATAGCTCTTACAGAAACGAAGTATCTGCAAGCGTTGACCCGTTGAATCAGATAGCTGTTTGGTCATACCCATCACAGGCAAGTGCGGCTGGCGTTCCAGATAGCTTGCTGATTTACAACTACAGCCTGAGCCGCTGGTCACTTGTTAGGATAACTACCGACCTTGTAGCCCCGCTGTTTACGTCAGGTTATACGGTTGATGACTTGGACAGCTTGGCGGCTACTGTTGATGCGCTGTCTATCCAGCTTGATAGCCCATCCCTGCGCGGTGGTGAGTTCTTCTTCGGTGCGGCAGTTGGCAACAAACTGCACTCCTTTACAGGCAATTCGCTAGTGCCAGAGCTTGTCACGGGCGAGATGAACTTGCACAAGGGTATGCACTCGGTTGTTACTCGCGTTTACCCGTACTATGAGGGGCAAGAGAACTTCTGCTATGTGGGTACGCGCAACGCCATGATAGGAAACCCTGCGCCGACATTCACAGCCTTTAGCCCAGCAGGCGGGAACGGTTACGCTGAGTTTAGGGCAGATGGGCGCTATCACAGGTTTAAGTTTGAGTTTGACCAGTTCTTTGAGTTTGCTCAGGGCTTTGATGTTGAGGCATCTCAGGTGGGGCGCAGGTAATGGCAACGGTAAACTTTCGCATCTTGAACCCTGTGTTAGCTACGGTCAGAGAAATCGCCGAAATACTAAATGGTGCAATGAACGGTAAGCTGAACTGCACGGGTGAGTTTACAATGCCTGCTGGTGGTGCTGATATAACTGTAACAGACCCACGGGCAAGCAAGGAAAGCGTTATACTTATTGAGCCTCACAGCACAAATTATTATGACCACGAACCGTATATAAAGACAAAGAACAACGGCTCTTTTGTGATAGGACAGAAAAACAATGGCCACAGCACCACAGTCGGCTATGTCATTATCGGCTGATGAATTTGAGAGATGCGCTGACTACATTGTAGCGGCGCTAGAATATGCAGGCCACAGCCACACGCTACAGGATGTGTGGCAGGCTATAAGCAATAAGCAAGCGGCATTTTTTCCTTTGGAAAAATCTGCTATAGTGGTGGAGATAGTTGACTACCCTCAAAGAGCTACCTGCCGCATTTGGCTAGCAGGCGGTGATATGGAAGAGCTTATAGAGGCAGAGAAGAATGTGTGCGATTGGGCTAGAGGGCTTGGTTGCGATTCAATGGAGATAATCGGGCGAAGGGGCTGGGAAAGACAGCTTAGAGATTACAAGCCCACAGCAACCGTACTGGTAAAGGATTTATAAGATGAGTAAAGGCGGCGGTTCACAGAGAACGATTACGCAGACCACTGCGCCAAGCACGTTTGCCCAGCCATTCTTGGAATACGGGATGCAAGAGGCGAAGGACTTATATCAGTCAGCGCGTCCTCAGTATTATCCAAAAAGCACGGTTGTTGGTTTTAGCCCTGAGACACAGATGGCACTGTCTGGCTACCGTTCAGCCGCCGCCGCTGGCTCACCGATGATACCAGCAGTACAGCAGGCGGTTCAGCAAAACCTGACAGGCACTAACCCGCTATTTCAGCAGGCTTTACAGCCTACCATTCAGCAGGCCATGCAGGGCGCAATGAGCAGTGGCAGATACGGCTCAGGATACGCGCAGAGAGCCGTTGCAGAGGCTGTAGCGCCTCTAGTATATCAGGCACAGCAGGCGGCTATCCAGCAAGCTCCAGCGGCGCGTGACTTCGGCTTCGCAGACTTGCAGACAATGGCACAAGTTGGTGCGGCTAGAGAGGCTCAGGAACAGGCAGAACTAGCGGCAGATATCGAGCGCTTCCAGTTCCAAGAGGCACGACCTGCACAGAAGCTGGCTGATTATCTGACAATGGTTCAGGGCGGTTCTGGTGCATTGGGCGGTAGAACAATTACCCCGCAGTTCCGTAACCCTGCTCTCGGCTTCCTATCTGGCGGTCTGGCTGGCGCTCAGGGTGCACAAATGCTCGGAATGACAGGCGGTGCTGGTGCAGGTGTGGCTGGCCTTGGCGCACTACTCGGAGGGTTAGCTTAATGGCAATACCAACATTACGCGGCGGTGGTGCGGCAGGCACTGCATTGTTTAATCAGCTTCTGCAACAGCAGGCAGGCGCAGGCGCACTGCCTAACGCATTTATGACGCGGCGCACTATTGACCCATTAACAGGGCAACCGATTGCCTCGCGCACAGCGGGTTCTGCTACCAGCCTAATGCGCCTGCGTCCACCAATGCCTCAGATTGGTTTGCGCGGTATCAGAGACATTACAGCCCCTACAGGTGGCGGCGGTATGACCCGCCTACAGAGCGACCTAGCGGCAAAGATGGGTCTGAGCGGAAAGACAACCACACCTCCAAAAGCACCTCAGAGCCTGATGGATAGGCTAACCCCAGCAGTCGGCACACC